CTTTTTTAGCGATTTGGTAAGCTAATTCAGATGCTCTACCAGCTTTATCAACTGCTTCCTGCGTACCTGTGATTACAACTGTTTTGTCCATAATTTGACAAGAGTTAGATAATCTAGTTGTTGCAGTTACAGCGTCTAAAGTTGCTTCGTCTCCTTCGATTACTGCGTTAGAAGTTGAAGCTGCAGCTAGTGCGTCTGTTTGCCATTCGTGAAGTACTGCAGAAGATGAAGTCTTTGCAGCTGAACTTAGGAATGGCGTATCTGTTGGTGAGATATTATAGATTACGTCAGAAAGATCTTCTCTTTCACCGACTGAATCATAAGTATCAAACGTGTTTGTTGGTTGTGCCATTGTTGTTACTTTCTTTGTTGAGATTTAAGATTAATCATGTCAAGTATAGCATTAGAGGCATCTTTTAAATGTCCTGTTTTTGCTAACTTGCCAATCTTTTGTCTTATTTGCTCTCTACCAGAACTTGTTGATGATTTTGCAACACCAGCTTTTACTACTCTAGGAGCATTAGCTACTTTCTTTTGAACGATAGGTTTTTTACCTTTCAAATTTTGATAGCTCATTGCATCCTTTGCGACCATAAGAAATCTATGATCTGCAAGTGATCCTATTTCTTCATCATTAAAGCCATAATCTCGTAACGAATTACGCATATTAACTTTAAATGAATCTGCTTTACTTGGATCTGCAAACTCTGGTATTTTTGTTGCTGCTAACTCACGCTGTGTTGAAAGGAATTCATTGTATTGTTTAGCTTGAGCATCTCTAGCTTTAGATTTGACTTCCTCTAGCTGCCTTGTTTCTTGTCTTAACTGGTAGTCCAGTTTGGCTGCAGCTGTGGGATCTTCCTCATAAAGCCTTTGAAGATCTTCACTTCCTTGACGTTGTCTGACAGTAGCGTCAGCAGTTGCAATTAGTTCATTTAACTCTGATAGTCGAGTGTCATAAGATTGACGCAAACTACTCTTTTGATTTTCAAGATCTCTCTTTTCCATACCTAAAGAATGAGTTTTTTGTCTATAATCTGAGTCTCTAGAATAACCTGCCTTCAGTTCATCGAGGGTAACTTCTAACTCTTGACCTTGTACTTTTAATCGGTGGAGTTCTGGTTCCTCTAATTCTGTTTGCGTTTCTTCTGTTGTCTCAGTATTTTCAGTTACTTGCTCCTTAGTTCCTTCAGACGTTGGTTGACTTTCTGGAGCTTCCTGTTTCTCAGGTGTTTCCGATGGTTCTACTTTAGTTTCAGTTTCTTGTTGATCTTTTGGATTCAATAGTCCTGAAATCTTATCTGCAGCACCTTGTATGTTGTTGGCTTCTGCCATAACGTTCCTTTCGTGTTGGTTGACGTAATTGAAGTTGCGTTAGCTTAACTTCTTTTATTTAATTGGTCTAACTCTTGTTGAGTTAGTTTTCCACTTGCCATGACGCTTTGTAAATGTCCTCTGATTTTGTCTACTAAATTGTAGGCTACCCAAAGGTATGTACGCTGTTCACTCTCAGTGAATTTTGTATTAAAGATTTCTGTTTTATAAATTTCCAGAAGATCTTCGAATGCTGTTTTAAGCAGGGGATCGTTTAGGAGTTGTTCGGCTTTCTTGCCCTCCCTGACTTGCTTTTCCTTGTTGTCCATCTATTTGTTGTTTAGTGTTAAAAAAAGATTCTTGTCCTTTTACTATTTCTTTCATTAGATTACCAGATGATTTTAGATCTTCTTGTTCTAACATAGATCTTCGTTTTAATTCTAGTTCATCTATTTTAGATCCATACTTAAGTTCAATTTCTTTTATCTTTAATTCAAAGTCTAAAAGATTTTGTCTCATCATAGCTTCAATACGTTTAACTTCTGTTTCAGCTTTTAACTGTGCTCTTTGGTTTTCACCTTGAACCTGTGCTAAAGTCACCTTCTCAAATTCAGTAGGTGGTTTAGGTGGAAGTTGTGGCATTTGAGCTGCTCCTACATCTGGATCCATAAAGAAAGGTTCTATACTATTTAGACCTGCATTTTCAACTAATTTCTTTAAAGAATTATAAATATTTCTTAAATTAACCATTGGACCATAAACATTCTGTTGTAGATTAATTGCAGACATTTGTCTTTCTAAAATAGCATTAATCAGAATCAACTGTTGTTCTTTTGATCCTGTACCTAATCCAACATGGATAGTAACATTAACTCTGTCTTTCCATTCGTAAGGTCTCATAGGTATATACTTACCTCTAATTCTTACGATCTTTTCTTTTTGTTGATATTTACATATCAATTCAAACATTTTTATTGCTAAGTCTTTAACACCTGTTTCAGCAAAGATTCTAGCAATCAACTCCATTCTCATTTGAGATTGAGTTAAAACTTGGTTCATACCAGTTGCAGTACTATTATTTAAACTATCAGGATTTAATCCTTGTGATGTTTTACTAACACCTGTTCTAGTTTCTTTAATAGAATCTAAGTACGCCAACATACCACTAGCTTGTTCAGTAATGGGTTGAGCCTGAATAGGCATCATAACATTCTGAGGTGGTTGTTTAGTTCTTACGATTCCTCCAGGACGATTAGTTAATAAGTCGTCCATAGCAACTTGACCATCTTGGATGGCAACTCTATTGTTATTTGTTAGATACATATTGTCTAACATTTGTCTCATAACAGTAGATTTAATTAATTGAATATCTTCTACTAATTCTGCAATAGATCTTCCATGAAATCTGTGAGGCATAATAACAGGAGTCATAGATATAAATGGAATTGTATCCACTTCAGTTACATCTAATAATTTTTTACCATCACCTGCTACACAAGCTTTTATTAATTCTGCTACACCATCTCCATCTGCATCCATTCTAATATAGCATTCATGAATTAAAACCATGTCAGTAGATTTGTCTCCAGTAGATTCTCCTCTACCAAAATCTATATTTTGATGTCTAACAAATTTATCTTCAGAATAAGTTTCACCATCACCTGTTGGTAATGAATAAACTAAATCAGGATCATATCCCATTTCAATTAATTCTGTTTTAGTTTTATTAACTCTATGTGCTACAAAGTTTGCTGAATCTATATCTTTGCATCTTCTTTCAATTAAAAATTCTTCAGGTGGAACTGGATCTATTCTTACTTTACCATATAATTTTGTTCTATGTATAACTACATCATGTAAATTAACTTTGTCTATTTCTTTACCTGCGTCATCTGTAATAGGTTCTTCGTATTCTGAATGATGTGTTACACTTACTTCACTATTTTCAACTAAGTCTGTAAACTCATCATCTGTTAATCTTGTATATTCTTCTCTTTCAGTCTTTTGAGAATCATCCCAATAAACTTTTAAAATTCCATTTTTTTGAATTAGTGCATCTTTAAATGCAGTATATAATGCTGTAAATCCATTATTCTCTTTTAAGAAAATATGGTTTAAATAATCTGAAGCCTGTCTTGCCATTTCTTCATCTTCAGGTCCAGTACCTTCACAAGCAAATACATTATCTCCTGAAGTAAATATCTTCATAAGAGATGGCATTAAACTTTCTACAGTATCCATTACATCATTAGATACTACTTGAGATCTACCTTCTTGTTCATTGCCAAGAGGGTTTCCTAAATAATACTCTAATGATTTTTTTCTTCTAGCTACAATTTCTCCACCAATATAACCTGATGAATTATGTATTTCTTTTGCTAGAATTGATAATATTTCTTGTTCTGATTTTTCTTGTTTTTTCATACTACGTATTTTGTATCTATATTAATTGGTTTATCCCACTCAGATGTATCTAAAGGTTCGGATACACATCCATACCTAAACGCATCACTTGCGTGTGAACACCAATCATGGAGAGGTTTATTTTTGAACACTTGGTTCTTCTCATCCCATTGTTTTCTATATTGTCTTAAAGCATCTAATCCTTGTTTACATTTTACTCTATCAAAATAACAATTTGGTAAAACATTTCTTACAGATTCAATACCATGATCTACTTCTAATTTTGGAGCTACTTCAAAATCTATTCCTAATTCGTTTGCTACTTCTAATCTAGATTTTCCTGTTCCAAGCTCACGTGCCATTATGTCGTGAGGTGCTATATGATTAGAATAAGCATAATCTTTTTCTGATAAAATATCAGCATAATGTGCTAAACTTTCACCAGAGTTTTCGTAATAGTCTACTAGGTGTACCTCTTGTCCAACTCTTTGTGCAAACCAAATAGCTGTACTATCTCCGATCCCCAAATCCCACCAGGTTTCCACACCTACATTTTCATCTACAGGAACGTCTCCTATTCTTTTTTCTTTATCAGCTTTAGTTATTAATCTTCCATAATAACTTCCACTAACTGCTGCAGTAAATGAACATTCAAATTCTTGTTCAAACTGCTCAGGAGTCATAATAGCCTGTGCTTGTTCTAATTCATCATCAGGAATTACTTTGGTATCAGAAGCTCTGTAAAGTTTCCCATACCAATCTTTATGACCACGTTGTGCATAATCATAAACTTCCCAAAATTGATTATGACCCATTGGTGTACCGATAAATAAAACCCATCCTAATTTATCTGCAACTGCAGGTCTAACAATTTCTGTCCAAACTCTTGGAGACATGATAGCATATTCGTCCAGGACAACTGCATCAAATCCCATACCTCGAATACTATCTGGATTATCTGCTCCAAAGATTTGTATTCTTGATCCATTAAATAGATCTATTCTTAATTCTGTTTCGTTTCTACCA